GGCTTGTGTTCACACCAGTGACGCTGATACGCAAGCCACAACTCAAGGTGCTCAATAGCAGTCATGTCGTTGCGGGTAACAGAACCCACAGCCTTCATGGGAAACGAGAACACCATTGTGTGGTCAGGACGCATATTGCACGGCTCGTGTGGGAACCCCTTGTCAATCATAAACTGACACAGGGGGTCTTTACGGTCAGCACGAACGGTGCGAATGTAGTACTCGTTGTGTCGTGCGTGAATACCGCTTGCAGAATCAGTCAACTGCGATACCGTTCCGCTTGGCTTTACACAAGTAATAGCAGCCGCAGGATTGATGCCAATCTTCTTTGCCCACTCCTTGTTGGTAGCCACTGCTTCCCCCTTCAGGGTTTCAAGCAAACGGTTCAGGGTTTCTCCCTGCTTACGCATAAGTGGATTGTCAAGAATACCTGTAAGCGAAACACCAAGCAGGGCTTCCTCTTCACAGTTCTTCTTCCACTCACTAGACAGGTACGGGAAGTGGGTAAGTGACGCTTGCCATGTGCCAAGAATAGCAGCAAGACGAACCTTACGCTTCAGGGATTCAGGAGTGTCGTCCTTGCGAACAATTACTTCGCTCAGATTGCAGAACTCCTTGTCGCGTAGAATAATTTCTGAACACGGATTGGTTCCAAACTCGTAAGACGAATCACGGCGGTCGCCTAGTTTAGACACAGTCTTTTCACACGCTTCACGATTAAAAATACCACGCTCGCCACTCTTGGAGTTGTACAGAGACAGCCACTCCTCCATGAATGTGCCAATCTCGGGCTTCTCCTTGTACGCAACACTGTTGTTGGCTAGTGCCCGCTGTGGGTTCTCGTTCCACCACGCACCACTCTTGGCATTACGCATACGCTCGTCTGTGAGATTGGACAAGGAGATAAGAGCAGACCGACGCACACCACCCACAACCACCACCTCTGCAACCTTGCAAATAATATCGTGGCACTCCATAGAGGTGAGTTTGCGTCCTACTGCTCGCTTGAATGTGTCTACGGTGAAAGTGAACAGTTCCTCTAGCGGACGAGGCCCACTTGCACGACCACCAAAAGTCTTGAGACGAGCACCCGCAGGGCGAATCTTGCTCAAATCCCACGACGGAATCTGCCCACCAATCAGCAGCGACACTAGTTCACGATACGCCTTTGCCCAGCCCTCTTTGGAGTCCTTGACCACAATTACAGTATCGCTGCTGCTGAACTGCTCTGAAATGGTGGGGAGTTTCTCCACATACTGACGCTCCACGGAGAAGCCAACACCTGTACCGCACATCAGCACATACAGGATTTCATCAAACGCACGAACCTTGTTGACTGCCACATACGAGCAGTTGTAGCCTGCGGTGTTGTCACGACGGAGTGCTTCGCCTGCGGTCATCAGAGAACGCATGGACGGCATGATTTCAAGATTCAGAACCGCTTCACGAAGTTCTTCACGAGTGGTCTTGGGAATCTTGACACCCTTCTCGTTCCAGTGCTCGTCAAAGAACGCGAAATAACGGTCAACCGTTTCTTCCCATGTTTCGCGTCTGCCTTCGCTTTCAAGCCAGCGAGAATATCTTGAAAGATGAATAAAAGACTGGTACTGAGTGGGAAGACTCTTGCTCATTCGTGCCTCCATTGTTAGGGTTGGTAGAGTATTTAGCCCCTACCGAGTGCGTCACAGGCAATCAAATATGAATTTGAATTTTTAGTTTAAGTTTTAAAAATCCGTTGGGTCTACTTCTTCAAACATGTCCACAAAAAGATACGGAACTCGCTTTCCACAGTAGATTCCTTCAACAATACACCTAGTGGGGTCTTGTGCAATTTCTCCGTAATACACAAAACGGTCATCAGGACGCAATCCGAACGACTCCACTCTGAAATCATTCAGCATATCTGATTTTATTTTAACAATAGAAAGTGGTCGTGGGTTTGCCATAGATTATTTCCTTATGCAAACAGTTTCATGTCTCTGTTTAGTGGTCTTCGTATTCTTGCCCCAATATAATCCACACGAATCAGTCTGCTAGTTGCGGTTGCAACCGAACCAGTTTTTCCTATCAAGCAACCTGGATTGAGGTAGTCTGTAGTGGCTGTGGGATACCTAGCAGAATTTGATGGTGCTGCTGTTCCGCCAGAAACACCAGCGGTGGTGTCATTAAGAATTTCCCAAGTAGTGGTAATGGTTCCGCTAGTATCTCTTTCCACACACATATAAGTTCTGTATATGGTGCTTGTGGAAAAAGCAACACCTGTATTAATTCTTTCTTCTGCTCCATCGTTTCTAAACACTACTTGAAATGTGGTTTCGTTGAGTGTTCCATTGTAAACTCTGTTGAAATAGATTCCATCATTTGGGATAACATTTGTCCAAGTGTCTGCAAAACCTATTCGGGTGTCTGTTGTTTGGGATGTTACATCAGTGTCAGTCATAAACCGACACTCCAATTCGTACTTGGTGATATAGCCAGTGCTTGGGGTTGGTATTCCAGGTAAAAGGCTTGCGTGCAACAAACCTCCTGCGTATCCTGTGGTGTTTGAAGTTGTTCCTGTGATAAAGTTTATTACTCCATTACACTTATCAAATCCGTAACTGGTAGTGCTGGTTGTGCTTATTGTGAAAGCACCACCGTTCGCGTTTGCACCCAACCATTCGCCTTGTGCTATGGACGAGGAAAAGTTGTTGCTTGTAAAATCCGTGAACGCAACAAAGTCGCTTTGTGCTGTGGAGCCTGAGCGGGACTCGTGCCTTTGCAGGAATACACTTTGGTTTTTTATTGTGCCTGTTGCACCATTAAAGGAACCAACTCCAATAACTGCACCTGTTGAGCCGTTAAAACTGTTTACTAGATTTGGTGCAAAAATATTTGAAGAAAATGTTGCACCGCTAGCACTAACTCCTCCACTCATGGTGACAAGACCAGTGAATGTAGCACCTTCGGTGGTTTTTACTCGTATACCACCCTCTTCTTCAATAATCAATTCCGCAGTAAGACCCGTGGAGTAGCCACCTACAGATACGAATGGAACAATTGTGTCAGCCATTGGATTCCCCTATTACACAGGTATTACAGTTTCCACAACTTTGAATGTGGTGTTGGTGTTGATTGGTGTTGCTCGCAAACGCAGAACTTTACTCCCACCTGCAACAGTTGCTATGGTTGTGGTGTACGAAGAACACAGACTTGACCCCGAGCGAATCAAGCCGTATTGGGTGTTGTAGGTGTTGGTTCCGTCGTGAATAGCAATTATTTTGAGTGCTTCGTATCCGCTAGAGTGTGAAGCCTGCACAAAAAACTCAACGCTTCTGTTGATGTCTGCTGCTAAAGCGCCACCATCATACACCTCTACGCTTGCAATAATTTGATTGGCGGCTGTGGTTACCAAAGCGGTGCTTGTTGTGTCAATAAGTGCAGCAGCAGCACCAATTACCACGCTACCAGTCGCTACGACGCTTCCTGTTGCAATATTTGTTGTTGAAATGGATGGGCTAAGTGTAATCAATCCACTCTGGTCATCAACAGTAATGGCTGTTCCGTTGCCTGCACCGCCCCAATCACCAATATAGGTGATACTGTTTGCGCCGTCACCGTTTGCACTGGAGTTTAGATACAGAGTTCCACCCACTCCTCCTGTAGTGGATAAAACAGAATCAGTCTGTAATCCTGATGAGAATACTGTGTTAGCAGAGAATGTGCCGCCTGCGGATGAAATTCCTGCTGTGAATATGGTAAGACTACTGAATGTTCCGCCTGCTGAAGATATTCCTGAATTGAATGAGTTCAGTGCGGTGAAGGTGTTGGTTCCACCCACCGTGACACCTGTGACTGCACCTGTTAATCCGTTGAATGACTGCACACCAATATTGGTAATAGTAACCGCACCAGTAGCCGCACTAATACTGATACCTGTTCCTGCCGCTGCGGAAGACACACCTTGAACCGCACCTGTGAGTCCGTTGAATGATGTAATATAATTTACAAATGATATTGCACCAGTTTGTCCGTTCCAAGACGAGACACCCTGAATCGCACCAGTCAGTCCATTAAAAGAATGCACACCAGTATTTGAAACAACAACTGCACCTGTGGTGGGAGAGACTAGTATTCCATTACCAGACCCCGATACAGATGATACATCACCACCCGATGAAGCAATAGTAAATGTGTTTCCGCTCTGTGTAATGGTGATATTTGTTCCTGCTGTTATGCCTATCGCACCCGTCAACCCATTAAAGGTGCTGACATAAGACGCAGTGGTTCCCAAGAAACCCGAAGACACCGCAGAGAAATAATCTTTTACCGCACCAAGTGTGGGAATCTGATAGGTCAGTCCTGCGTTAATCCCCGCAGAAGCACCACAAACACCCGCACCCACCCAAACAGGAGTGTTTCCGCTGCCCTTGCCCATCCAAAAAGTATTATTAGAGTGGTTGAAAACTGGCTCACCAAGAGTGAGTCCTGACCCCGATGTTGGATTTACTGTGCTTTTCTTTAGTGAAATTTCAATAGCCATAGGTTTCCTCTACGGTATTTAGGTCATTCCGCAACAGTCAAAAGCCCACCATCCACACTAGAAACCGCGTCGCCTTTTGCCCCCTGTGCACCCGCAGGCACATACAACACAGAAAACCGTTCGCCTTCGTTGGGTACACCACCAGTAGCAGAGCCGTCAGTTCCCGACGACCATGTTAACGAATAGCAAGTTGTTGCACCGCTGTACGCACCTATTCTGCCTATGCTTCCAGTACGATACACGGATATGAGATTTCTGTCCATGCTTTGCAGATACAGAACACCTCGGAAAGCCGCAACTCCAGAACCTGGAATACTTATAAAGAGTTCAAAAATATTTGAACGGTCTATTCCGTGGTAGTCTGTTCCAGAGAAGAACAGGGTATTTGAACCACCGTGTGGTGTAGATATTGAGTGATTTCCTGACACATATCCAGAACCAAAACTAATGCCGCTGTTGGCTGATGGGCCTGTTCCAATAGCGGTGTACAGGTATTGGAATCCGTATGCTCCTGTTACCCCTTGTGGACCTTGTGAGCCAGTTGCACCCGCAGGACCAGTTGGGCCAGTTGCTCCTGTGGAGCCGCCACCGCCAGATATGTTTATTGTGACTTTGCCGCCAACTTTGGTAACAGTTGCGACTCCACTTCCTGTGAAATTGATGCCACGGACATCGGGTGTGATTTTCACCCCATCGTGGTACACAGCCACCTTGCCACCACCACCAGTGGACGCAAGCCAGCCCATGTCTTGTGGAGATACCTTGCCACCACCCAAAATCTTTTTCAGAATACGGTCAAGGCGAGCCTCGTCAATGGCTACAGATTTTTCACTTGGGTCGTAGACTAGTGGGAACTTGGCAGTTAGTAAACCGCTATCGCCTTGTTCACCCTTTTCGCCCCGTTCGCCTTGTTCACCACGGTCGCCCTTGTCGCCCTTTAGTCCCCTCTCCCCCACTCGTCCCGCTTTACCGTCCGCACCCGCCTTGCCGTCTTTTCCGTCTTTGCCGTCTTTTCCTGCAAGCCCTGGAATTCCATGTTCGCCCTTATCGCCTTTAGCACCCTTTTCGCCCCGTTCACCGCGAGCACCGTTTTCGCCACGGTCGCCCTTGTCGCCTTTCTCACCCGTTTCACCACGCTCGCCCTTGTCGCCTGTATCGCCCTTTGGGCCCTGCTCGCCGCGTTCGCCTTGTTCACCGCGTTCTCCTTTCTCGCCACGCTCACCGTCTTTGCCGTCTTTTCCAGGTTCGCCCTTGTCGCCTGGCCACCCGTTCCATCCTGTTTCACCACGGTCGCCCTTTTCACCCCGTTCGCCCCGTTCACCACGGTCGCCTCTGTCTCCCTTTTGTGGAACAAGCCCTGCAATTTCTGAAAGCACAGTAGCCAAGCCCTTGCGGAACTCGCTGAACTGTGCCTCTGTAATGTACACATGCGGTGGCGGTGGAGGGATAAACTCTTCGCCCTCACTCAACACCACGGTTTGTGGTGTGGGCTGCACATACTCAAACAGGGTGTCTACTACACCTGTGTCCGCAGACAGCACCACCGCACGACCGCGTGGGTCAAGAAAGCAATGCTCGCCAAGCCCGTCACCAATTTTCAAAATATACGGATTACTTGCGGCTGCTTGGGTTTGGGAAATGTAAGTAAAGGTGTCACCAATAGAGTAACTAGTGCCCTTGACGCGATGAGTCAGGGTAAACTGCGACCCAAAGCCGTAACGCCCCTCCGAAAACGGCAGGGGCTTTTGTGGCTCTTGCGAGTCTTTAGACTGTGAGAATCGCTTGAACTGTTCCATCCTATTATGTAGGGCGTACTGTTAGTGCCTTCCACGAGTGGGGATACAGGGGTGCAATGATTTCAGAAATTGCTTTGGCGTACTGTTGCACTTCCCACTGTGCGTGTGCGTCAATCCGCTGTGCGTAGATACGGGCAAACGCAGACAGCGAACCTGTCCACCACCATTCCGTATAGGTTCCCTGTGGCAGTACTGCACGAGCCTGTTCAGGAGCAACCCCACGAGCCAACAGGCGGTTGTATGTGTCAAGGGCTTCCAACACCACACGGTTGTAAATCTCGTCCATCTCTGCAACCAGTGGCACATCGTCCACAAAATTGCTGCTGCCTTGTTTGGCTCCATCGGTGGGTGCTGCTCGCCATTCAGGAGTGTAGAACTGCGGCTCGTCTGTGACATAGCGACGAGACACTTCGTTCATAACAAGACCAACTTGATGTTTTCCGAGTTGTGCTCTGATAAAAATTGGAGCCTTGATGCGTAGTGTGATTTGCGGATGGGCAAACGGTGTCCAGTGGTTGTGTTTAGCCAGATACCCAATAAGTTTTTCGTCCTTGCCGCTGAACTCTTCGCTCTCCTTGTTAAAGGACACGCGAGCAGCGTTCACCACAGTCAGGTCGTCTCCCATGTGTGACACATATTCCACATGACCACAGTTCAGTACAGAAATAAAGGTTTCACGAGTTTGCATGGTGGGCTATCCGTAGAATTCGTCGTCTTCGTTTTGCTCGGGGTTCTCGTCGTCGGTTTGGTCTTCAGAGTCAATCTCTTCCAGTTCAAATCCTTCAAGTTCAACTCCTGTCAAGTCTTCAGCGTATTCCACCGCCCGCTTGTACAGTTCAGGGTTGGTGTTCTTTACATACTCTAGAATTGCAAAAGCGTATGCAATAACAGGATGCTTGAAACTGTGTGCGTCTTTGTCGTTGTATTCGTCTTCGCTCATATTACACCCTTTTCCATTGACTCCATTTGAGACGAGCCTCCATACCGCTGCACGAGTATCTATCAATCTCGTCCTGTACTTGTTGTGCGGACTTGCCTGAAAGCACCATATCGTTAATATCTTTTTCTAGAACTCCAGAACCCCACACGCAGACCGTATAGCCGTTTTCAATGGCTTCTCGCGTGGCTTCAACAATTTCTCGGTTACGCGGCTCGTTGTCCAAAACAACAACCACATCCCTGAAACGAGACACCACATCTCCCAACTCGCTGCCTGCAAAAGCAATACCATTATCCAAAAATACAGAATCAATCGGGCCTTCTGTTGCGTAAACTCGCCGTGAGTAATCAACTGTGTCGCCTCCAAAAAACATTCTGCCGTCCTTGGCGAACTTCACGGTAATGTATCGTATAGCACTCTTGGAGCCTCCAACGGCTCGTCCTTGCACTCCAAGCAGTTCTCCGCTCTTGTTCAGGAACGGAATGACGATACGCTCGTCATTAGGAACGGTTGTATATGTAGGGTCAATGCCACGAACCCAATCACCAAACGATTCGCAAAAATAGAATCGGTCTAGGCGGGGAATGGCTCGCCCTGTGCAGTACCGATGGGCAGCATGGGCAGCATCCAATTCTGAAATACGCGGAAGGGTTATCCGTATTGCCTTTTGTGCAATAACTGTTTCGTCAGGCTTGGTGTAGTTGGAGTGCCCGTTCTCGCCGTTACGCCACCGCTCTAGTGCGTACTCACGACACAGCACAGGAGCCACAATCTCCAAGAACTTGTACATGGTGTGCCCAATACCGCAGTTGTGGCACTTGTAGTAGTAGTCGTTCTTCTTGGGAAAGAAAAACCCACGAGCCTTGTTCTTGTTCTTTTGTGAATCACCACACAGAGGGCATCGTGCGTTTGCCAAATTGGCACTCTTCCACTTGAACTTTTGTAGTTGTGGCGACACCAAGTTAATGTATTTTTTGTCAATCAGGATAGACATTTAGAAATTCCAATCGTCTGTGCCACCGCCACCAAACTTTTTGGCAAAGTCACGCTTGCCGTAGCCGCTGCCGAAACCTTCTTCCTTGGTGGTAGCCGCTTGGGACAACTCCTCAAACTCTTCCTTCTTTACATCGTAGAACTTCATCTTGGCGTAGTTTAGCCCCACAATAAACTTTTTGTTTGCAGCCTTGGTGTTGTAGCGATTCTTTAACTGCTTCACCATAATCTGCCCTGCCTTTTCCAATTCTTCAGTTGTAATGAGTGCTGCCATGAAGTCTGCGGTATGGGGCAGACCAAACGACTCTGAAGTATCGGTGAGTTCCACATCGGTGGACGAGTATCCTGAACGGTTCACCTGTGTGGCTGTGAACAGGGGCACATTCCGTTCCATTGCAAGCCCACGCAACTCTTCTGCAATAGCCTTGATGTAACTGTACGAGTTTACATTGCTGCCACCGCTCTTGAGACGAGACGACGAGCAGATGTTGATGTAATCAATAAACACAATGTCAGGCACGAAGCCCTTCTTTAGTTTAAGTTCGTCCAGTAGAACCCTGAAGTGGTTAGCATTTGCCACCGAAGTGGGGTACTCCTTGATAATGAGTTTGCCGCTCACCCCACGAGTTGCTGCCTGCAACCGCTTCTCGTACATCTCCAACGGCAGGTCATGGAGTTCATCCATCGTGATGTCCATGATGTTTGCGTCGATGCGTTCCGCAATACGCTCTTCTGCCATTTCCAGTGTCACATACAGCACATTCTTGTTCTGCATGAGACAACACGCAGCGTGGTGACACATGAACAGGCTCTTGCCTACACCTGTGCCTGCCATGATGACATTAAAAGTCTTGGGAGCCACGCCGCCCTTGGTGATAAGATTAAACATCTCCAAGTCAAACGGAATCTTGTCTTCTTCACGGTGGAGCACATCGTATCGCTCCTCGTAGTTTTCAAGGTAGTCGTGACCAATATTTGTATCAAACGAAACCGCTAGGGCTTTGCTCAAGATGTCAGGCAGGGCATTGGGTGTACGCACCTTGTCCTTGCCGTCAATAATATGAATAGATTCAAGAATGGCATTGTAGATGGCTTTGTCCTTGCAGAACTTCTCTGTGGTGTCTAGCAGCCATTGGGTGTCCTGCTTGTCACTCCTGCACACCGTGTCCACAAGTTCTCTGCACCGCTTGATTTCGTCTTCGGTAAGAGCCTTGTCGCCTTCCAAAGAGATAAGGAGGGCTTCCTTGGAGGGAACCCCCTTATACTTCTCAATGAATCCCTTGATTTCACGGAACACCGCACGATCAGGGCGATTGGCAAAGTACTCTTCCTGAAGGAATGGCACAGTCTTCTTGCAGAACTCTTCGTTGTTGATTAGCCCTGCAATAACTGTTTGTTCAATCGTACTCATTTATTCCTCCGTATCGGTTTCACTCACACTCTGCGGCTCGTCCTTGCCGTAACAGAACTCCTTCTGCACAGCAACCTCTAGACGCTCCATGACTTCCTTGGTAAAATACTTTTCAGGGTTCTTAATGATTTGGGACTCAAACGCAGTCTTGCCGCCACCCACATCAATCTTGGTAGACACCTTGTTGAAGATGCCGTACTTGATGGCAATGTCTAGCAGCCCGTAATACGGATTTAGCCCTGTTTCAAAGTTCAACTGCACATCCACCATCTTGTTTTCCTTGGTCTTGCGACTCTTGTAGGTCTTGCAGTGGATGATATTGCCTACCACCTCGTTGTCCACCTTGTCCTTCTTCTTGGACAGGTAGATAATGGTGGACGCAGCGTACTTGAGTCCTGCACCGCCACCCATCTCCTTGGTTGGCACATACGCACCCACCACATCGTAGGTGTGATTAGTCATAATCATGGGAATGCGAGCGTGTCCCAACTTGATGGTAAGCACGCGAAACGCAGCCTTTACAACCTGTGCACGAGTCATGTCACGGGTGTTCTTGCCTTCTGCGGTGTCGTTCATTTCCTTTTCGGTGCTCAACATGCCTAGCGAATCCAACACAATCATCATGCGTGGACGCTTGGCTTCATCGGTTTCCAAGTACTTGTCAATGGCTGAAATGCACTGATGACGGAACTCCTCCACCGTTGCAACAGGTAGAACCGCAACACGCTGACGGTCAATACCACGAGAGTCCAACATCTCACTGGTAATGGCTTGCTCTGAATCAAAATACAGCACCATGCTGTTGTCGCCTGCGTTCAGGAACTCACGCACCACATTCAGGGCAAAGTAGGTCTTGCCTGTGGCTTGCTCGCCTGCTAGTGCCACAATCTTGTTGTCAGGCAATCCGCCGTACAGCGAACCACTCACAAGTGCATTAAACGAGTACGAACCTGTTGAAATGTACGATTGGGTATCGCTGCCGTCTAGTCCTTCAATCGCAATCTTGCCGTACTTGTTTCCCGATGCCTTTAGAATGTCCTTCAGATTCATTTGCCTAATGCCTTTCGTTGTGTGTCAATAGTTTCCATCTCACGGATGTGGTCTTGTAGTATAACCGAAGACGAGCCTTTGTCAAGCATCAATCTCTTTACTTCAGTTTGCAACCACTCCTTCCTCTCACGAAGGAGGTTGCAAATGTACTGTTTATTTAATTCAGTAATTGCCATCTCAAGTAGTCAACTTGAGCGACGGAACCGCCATCTCCTTGGTAGGCACGACGAGTCCTGAACCAAAAGCACTGCTGTACTCGTTGGCTAGGTCGTCCATTGGTTCTGCGGTAAACAGCACGGCATCCTTGGGAATCTCAAATCCCTGATCCTGCTTGACTGAAGCCATCCACGGCACAATGGCAAGGCTTGCGCCCTGACCGTTGCGACCGGACACAGGAATAAGCATGCACGGATTCTTTAGATGATATCCCGTGATGTTCTCACCTGTAAACTTTTCGCTCACCTTTGCAATAATCTCTTCACCGCTACGCATCTTCAAAATTAGTGTTGACATTTCAAATCTCCATTGTAAGGGGTTACTGTATCTATCAAGACTCCGAAACGAAATCCAAAACTGACTTATTATTTTGTCTATGTGAGTTCACATTTTTAGAATTTATGTTTACCACATCCAATTTAAAGTCAGGTATGCTGTTGAGCAAATAATATTTGCCGTCTTTACCTTGTTGTTTCCACACCAAATCAGCGTGTTTTGGGTATCCTGTATTCCATTCAACTGTAGAATTTTTTAGTTCACGCTTGGCTGTTTTGTTCAGGGGCATGATGTATCGAAACTGCTTACCTTTGACTCTGCGTATACCTTTTATGTGCATGAAATCAGGAGTCAGCCAAAACACTTTAGATTTGCCTAATAGTTTTGCATTCTCTGCACACAAAGACTTTGATGTTCGTGGGTGAATTTTCTCTCCGTCTGCTCCGATATACACATCAGTCCAAATGAAACCTCCGTACAGAAAGTTTGCAGACTGATACACATATCCAGGTTTCCCAACAATTCCGTCAGCCCATGTGTACAAAAACTTTTTGTTGGGTGTGTGTATTTTCATCCATCGAATCACGCCTGAAAGCATTTGTGACTCTGAATTTCTTGGCATATCAGGAGCCATACACATCTTGCCAATTTCGTAGTAGTCCGCAGAAGTACAAGACGGAAACAGTTTTTTGATTGTGTGTAGTGGTTGTGTTCCCCACCCAAGAGTCAGAACGCCAACAAGAGTTTCCCCGTTATACACACCAAGGTAGTGTTTGGTGAGGCGAGGCATAACCTTGGAGTAGTGGTGTTGTTGTACAAAGTCCACCGCTATCGCTTTGGGTATCTCTGTTATTTGAAACGAATACTTCATGCGTTCGCCGTTGTATTTATCCCGTACTCACACGAAAAGTGATTCTAAAGTACTCTCTTGTTCAGTTTTCCATCCAATCGCATTTGTAATACTGCGGAGTGGTTCAAGAAATGCTTTATCAAATTGCATTTCCCAATTCACATATTTTGTTAGACCGAATTCAGGAGGCAGGGTAGTCGTAAAACCAACCACATGCTCGTGAATAGGATTAGGAGTCTTCAAATAGATAAACTTAATCTTTTCGCCTTCGCCAATAATCCTGTACTTCTTGCCCAACTTTTGCTTACGCACCAAGTGGTTGTGGAGCAGGGCGGCTTTCACCGCAATAGGTGTGGATTTACGATATACGCATTGTGAGTCTTTATACCCGTCCAATCCGTTTGCAGAACGGGGAAACGCCATTGATTCAGGAGGCAGGGCTTTGAATTCTTCACGAGTGCTTTTCACAAATGCCTGTAGTGTAGTCTCGTCTTGCAGCAGCACCATCTCAACGGCTTTCTTTAGAACTTTACGAACCCACGCAGGAGTACTGGAACGGGTGGTTTCAATACCCATGATTTTGAACTTGGGGGTCTTGTACTGCACACCCTCGCTGTTCCACACCGAAAGCATGTACCGCTTCTTGGCAGTCCACACACCCTTCTGTGCAATCACTTCCCGCCCCATTACCATCTTGTTGCTGTACGCATTCATTACATCCGCAAGACTGGCAAACTCTTTGTCAATAAACGGCTGCAAGATGCGGTCGCAGAAACGATTCAAAAAGTCCACAACCTTTTCAGGTTCGTGCTCGCCCTTGAACGACTGCTTGACTGCTTCACCCAATCGCAAGTACACAGAGTCGGTGTCGCTTGCAATCACATAGTCTTGCCCATCCGTCTTGAATATCTTGTTTAGATACCTGTTGAGTGCTTCGCCAATCCATTGAATGCTTAACTGCCCCGACAGGGTAATAGCCTCTGCAAGTGCCACATCAAAGAAACGGAAGTACTCGTTACCTAACCAATCGCACCGTAGGCAGAGTTCAGTTGGATTTTTCTAACCAACTGAAAATTACGATATTTTGAGATATCGTATTCTGTCTGCCTACGAAGCGATTGCAATTCCTCCGTAGTCATTTTTGAGTAATTTGTTGACATAACCATCCTTTTGAACGACCTCTGTTTGGTGTAATACCATTCTTACTGGTTTTCCACAATGTAGTATACGCTAAATTTCTACTGATGCAAAATTCTTCCAATCTATTTGTTTGGTGTTCTTTTCCACTTGGGTCTATAATTTTAAACCAAGAAGATAGAGCATCTCTCATTTTTGATTTGTTTTTTCTCCAATGGTTTTTTGATTTTTTACTGATGATTTTCTTAAACGATGATGGTCTTGTAGAACCATTATTTTTTTCTGTTGCTTTTTTTAGATTTGTAATTGCTATTTGCTTGTATTTGTATGGATTCATGCTTTTTGTTTTTTTAACAGCAGATACACATTTCCTGACAGTTTTTGGGTTTTTCATGGCATTGTTTTTGCCAAGATTTATTCCCATTTTGTTCACATAGTCCCATCCACCAATTCCTCCTGTTTTTATGTTGTAACAGGAAGGATTGTTTATATGTTCTGCTATTATCTTTTGTTCTTGTTCATACATTTCTTCTCTTGATGAACACATAGATAGTATTTCTTTTTTGAATGCTTCTTTTCCATATTTTTCTATGGCTTTGTTTAATACTGTCCCACTGCCAAGATAAGAGTCGTTTTCGTTGTCTGTTTCATGTGCACCGATGTAAAACTTTTTGTTTATCTTGTTGGTTGTCTTGTAAATTAAATACTTTCTCATAATTTCCTCCGAAAGTATTTATAACCAATGGCACTTACAAACTAAAGTATCCCTCTCTTTTTTAGTTCCTCTTCTATTTCCACTAATTTCTTCTCTGATTGAAGCATCAATTGCTTGAACCGCTTGCGTTCCTCGTACATGATTTCCATGAGTTCAGGCAGGAACCCGTGACGGTCTTTGCGGAACGCCACACCGTTGGCAGCAATAGACAGTTTGCTCTGTTTGGCGTGGTTCAAGTATTCCGCAGGGTCAAGAAACGCGGTGACAGGCTCGCCACGATTCCTGCTCAAGATGGAGTCGGGTGTAATATTGTTCCGCTTCCACAGGGGGCTAGCGTCTTTGGTTTCAGGTGAAATATTGTACTGCATGATAAGATGTGGGTACAGTGAGTTCAAGTCAAAACTCACCACCCAATCGTGCATTCCCACAAGGGGGTCTTTCACATACGCACCCGCGTACTGTTCCTTCTTTTCCGCTTCACGCTTCTGTGGAACCACCATGCCCTTGCTCATCAGGTGGTGATGAATAATGGCATCCCATGTGCGAACCTGTGAGAACACATCCTCAAAGTTTACTCGGGCAGAATACGCAAGAGCAACCGCAAGGTCAAGCAGTTTTAGTTTCTCTTCCAGTTTGGCAACCAGTTCCACATCCTTGTAGTTGTACTCCATGAACTTTTGGAAGTTCTGTGTGTAGAACTCTTGCAGGGTTTCGTACTCGCTATACGACAACTTTTCCTCGCCCAACTCCACCGAACACACATGGTTGAGTGAGTACGACTCTTGCTTCACATAGGTAAACTTTAGGTACAACTCCAAGTAGTCAAGGGTGGACACGCCACCAATAGTAAACACCCGTTGGTCGCGTCCCATTCGGTTCACGGTGGTTTCACGCAGCCGCCCCCACGGTGAAAGGGCGTTTGCCCACTCGTCCGCAATCCAATTCATGCGAGCCACCATGTACGGAATATCAAAGAATCGGATGTTCCATCCTGTCACAATGTCAGGGTCTTCGTGCTTCCAAATCTCCACGAATCGTCGGAGCAGCGACTCCTCATCGGCAAAGCACTCTGCTTCCACACCTTCCAGTGTGAAATCACCAAGCCCAAGCACATAGGTCTTGCTGCCCACCGTGAGGGTAATAGCAATGATGCGTTCGGTTGGGGAATCAGGCGACGGGAAGCCGCCGTCGCACGAAGTCTCAATATCCAAGTACGCCACACGCAGACGGGAGAAGTCGTACTCTACTTCGTGCGGAAACTCTTTATACAAGTACTGATATACGAAACTTGTGTTGCCGTACACTTCAAAGTTGCTGACATCCTTGTACTGGTCAATAAACTGCCGTGCTTCGTGAACCCCTTCAAAAGTAATGGGTTCCACGGGATTGCCGTAGATGGTGGTGAGTCCTGTGTGTTCTTTAGATTTGATATACAGCGTTGGGCAGAACGGCACGGCTTCGTGTACACGACACCCGTTTCGCCATCCGCGATACAGCACATTCTTGCCACGAAGGTCAACGCTTGTATAGAAGTCCATTATGTTCCTGTTAGTTCTTTGATTCGTATTAGTGACTTGTCAAAATAGTCTTTATTCAATTCGCAACCAACGAAGTTTCTGTTGGTGTTGTGTGCGGCTATGGCAGTTGAACCACTTCCGCTGAAACAGTCTACCACAGTTTCTCCAGTTTTGGTATAGGCACTTATGAGTCTTTCCAATAAAAATATCGGCTTCTGTGTTGGATGCCAATTAACATATTCTTTGCTCATTGTGTGATTATTTTTTTCCCAAACATCTGTCGGTATCTTTCCAAGTGGATTATTAGCGGCAGTCTTACGAACATTTGTTTTTACTTTATAGGGTATACGAACAGCATCAGCATCAAACAAAAAATCTTCACCTTTACTATACACCAACAAATCTTCGTGTTTTCTCGCAAATGATTTCTTGCTTCTCCCACCCCAATCGTAGTGCCAAATAATCCAATTCTGATATGTTAGTTGGAGTTTATTGAGAACTTCAAGTTTGTACTTCAAGAATGTATCTGTCTTGGTTGTTCCCCAAACACAAAAACACCGATTTGGTTTTAGGACACGAAAACATTCTCTACTCCATTCGTGACACCAATCAAGATATTCTAATTCACTACCCCACTGGTTGTCCCAATCATTCTTAACAATTTCAAAGTAAGGGGGGTCAACAAGAATCATATCCACAGAATTGTCCTGTAGAGACGATAAAAACTGTAGGCAATCCTCGTTTTTTATCTTGTTGTTTGTTTCCATTATCGTTCCACCATTGCAATCCAATCCTGATGAACCAAGTCCTTGCCATCATACCCGCGACCAAGATTCTTTGTCAAGTCCCATATCACCTTGTCGCCTATTTTAATGTCTTCGGTCAGGTCGGGGCCAATATCCACAACTTCACCCCATACCATTTTGCAAGTCACCTTTTCGGTGTAAATAATTCCTGCTTCGGTGGTTTTCTGCCCACCTAGTTTGGTTGCGACTAGTGCCCATTTTCCGATTGGCTTGAGTTTCTTTTTCATTTACTGTTTCCTTGTGCGTCCAACAACCACTCGTCTAACCCTTGGAGAGAAACACTCTCGCCGCATTTTGTATTCAAATATGTACTTTCAAATTCTTGGTGAGAAATAATAGAGACATTAGGATAGATACGCTTCATGTGCTGTCTGAATTCTTCACTTAAATAGTAGTCTTTCCAATACCATGCCGCATCCAATCCTGCTAACACAATTGTAGCACATCTGTAGCCGCCGTCCACTACCATCTGCTGCAATTTCATAATTTCAAAAGGAATCTTTTCTTCAGCCGTGCCTTGAACTTCTTGATACTTTAAACTAAGCAGTTCATCGCCGTTCAGAAGAATGTCAACATAATGCTTTCCACCATTACGCTTCTTGCCAACATATACGCCCCGTTTATTTGTATTTTTTGCTACTGTGTGGGTGCTATAGTTTTCGAGAAGTCTTCGTACTTCTTCTTCGTAGTTGGTTCCTGTTTTGGTGTTTCGTTTACTCATTCCGTAAACAAATTTTCAAGAGTGTTAGGCAGATATCCTTGTCTATTATTTGTTGTTGGGCAAAGATACAACAGCAGTTATACTGCCATCGTCCTCCTGTTCAAGTCGCACTACGGGAAGGTACACCACGCCACCCATCAATGGGTCGGTGTACGCTTTAACATTGATTTTAACATCAATGCCTGCTTCGGTGGTTTTCTTCTTGCCACCACCAACATTTTGCATTTCAATCCATTCTCCGATAGGTCTTAAATTTTCGCTCACCTTAACATCCTTTCTAAAGTATTAGGTACTTCTTCAGTAATTCGTGCTTCTGCAATCCGCACATATTCAGGATTTAGTTCGGTTCCAATGTACTTGCGTCCGTTGTTGAGTGCCACTACAGCAGTTGTGCCGCTGCCTGTAAACGGGTCAAACACCGTGCATGGAACAACCTCTGCATCTGAACAGTTACAAGTCTTTTCCCAACCATTCTCTACGGCTCCTTCCCCCCAAGTAAGAAGAGTGTATCCCTTCTTCTTAAACTGTGTTCTTCTTCCGTTACTGATGGGGATATCGTTCCATTGCTCGGTGTGCTTGTCTCCTTCAACAGAGATGCGATAGTCACCACCGTTAGCCTCAAGCCAAAGAACCGTCGCACTATCTTCGGGAGTTAGTGTAACACCTTTACGCTCAATAGGCTCAACAGGCTCCAAGTTCTTTGTTGGTTTGGAAGTTTGCCTTTTCCAAGGAGTTCCACATTTTGAACAACATCCGTGTTCGCTGCTTCCTGCCAAGATGCAAGGCAGAATCAAGTCCTTGGGATAGGTAGCAAAGTGAGCACCCTTGTATGCCTTGGTAGTCACAGTCCATACCGAACGCTTGTTACGCTTGCCGTCAGAAGCCCACACACGGTCAGGTTCCAGTGCAGGGTCACGAGCACCCTTGTCCTCGGGCTGTGTGCGGTTTTTATTTCCAGGAGCATGAGGCTTGCCTACTGCTGCTTCTTTTATTGCTTGGTGGTCGTAATAATACTTTGGTTGTTTGGTCAACATGAAAATGTACTCGTGAGACTTGGTGCAACGGTCAGTCACACTTTCAGGCATGGGGTTGGGCTTGTTCCAAATGATGTCTTGTCGTAGATACCACCCATCGGCTTGCAGAGCAAGTGCCACACGCCACGGAATACCAATCAGGTCTTTGTGCTTGAGTCCGCTCTTCTTGGCTCCTGCCTTGCCCTTTTGTGACACGCCCTTGTAGCCGTCTGCGTACTTAATCTTGCCGTATGCGGGAGTAGCACCGCCCATCTTACGCAACTGCTCCATGCCGCCGCTTGTGGTGGCATACGAATCGCCAAGGTTCAACCACAGGGTTCCGTCGTCACGCAGGATGCGACGAGCCTCACGAAATACCTCCACCATTTTCTGCACATACTGCTCGGGAGTTTCTTCACACCCAATCTCTTCGCTGCCGCCGTCGTAGTCCCTAAGCCCGTAATACGGAGGAGATGTAATAATAGTGTGGACGCACCCATCAGGCAGCGTCTTCATGCCGGTGATGCAGTCGCCTAGTATAATTTGGTGAGTACTCATCAATATTTTGTTCCACGCACAAAGAACTGCTCTTCGTATTCTTCAAACCCAAAGCACTCCCTAGCATACTGTAGAATGATGTCTTTGTCAAACTTGTTGCACGAGTACACATCAAGTGTAATAAATCGTTTGGGTTCCATTGAGTGAATCTGAATTCCACTTTCAATCAGCGGAACCCAACCACTAACGCCTGCCTTGTCGGGATACAGTTCCCTTCCGTTCTGTGTTGGCCCGTGCATCACCACAGGTTGGCTCATTCGGGTCATGCCAATCTTGTCTACAACCCGTTCAAGAAAACGGTAGTGTAGTTCCAAGTCATCGGCTGCTCCAACGCGACAACTGTACATGTCCAAGTAATACGAATATCCAAACGGTTTACTTTCCATAATTATTTTCCTCGTTCTTTAGGATACTGCTTGGGTGGATTACGCCCCTCAAACTCCCGCCGCAACTTCTTGGTTTCGGCTTTGGTAGCACCCAACACAAAAGCGTACTTGTGCTTGCTGGGCATCTGAATCTTTTGGGATTGGCTCTGCTTGGTCTTGCTGTGGGCACGAAGTTGTGCTTCCACCCCCGCAGGCACATTCTCCCACAACATGCGTTGGTCGTTGTTCCAATCCCGTTCCCACTTGATGCCCAACTCTTTGGCGTATTTCTTGTACGCACTACGCACACGGAAAAAGCGGTCGCTTACAACCTTGCCTGTGTACGGATTGATGTACCGTGTGGTGGTTCCTGACTCCTGCCCCAAGTAGTACCAGTTACACGCTTGGTAAATGGTTCCCAACTCTTTGGCAGTAGGGTCAGAGTACGCGGTGAACAGGCGATATGGTGTATTCTTCACCATCCACCCACAGCACCACATAAGGAATGAACTTGCAAGATTCTTGGGACTCCACGACACACACGCACCACGGCTAACCAACCGCTCTAGTGTTTTGGTGTCTTCACCCAACAGTTTGGAAAATGCGTTGGGCATGTTCATCAGGATGACTCCTGCCATGATGTCTTTGCCAATCAGCCCTTGATTGGGGTCGTGGTAGTACGCACCAAACCAGTGTGTGGTGTACTGTGACAGGTTGCCCAACCACTCGTGTCGCTTAATGAACGCTACGGCTTGGGCACGGTCTTGGGGAGTTGTTAGCGGTCGGAATACAAAATCAGAAACCCGAAGGGCTTGTGCAGCGGCTTCGGTTAGTCCTGCGGCTTTCAGGTCGTCTTCGCGGTTGCGTAGACGAATATCGTATTGCCAGCAGTGGTCTTTGTTGTATTCCCGCAGACACGGGTTTTCGGTTTCACTCACACTAACTCCATTACTTTTGTTTTGAACCCCTCCAAGCGGTTCAAGAAAGCAGTCTTTACCCTTTGGTCTGTAAGACCACTAGCAATACTGTTTCCCTTGTTAGTTTTCTCTTGTAGATAGGTAGTCTGTGCTTCCTTTTTGGTTGCAAAATAACCAATCCACTTATCATTTTTCTTTCCGCAACCACACTTTGCTCGCCAAGGCTTCTTTCTATTGGGAAAATATTTGACTCCAATATCTTCTGTAATTTTTTGAGGAAAGAAGTTGTTCACTACTTTAGGAACAATCAAGCAAGTTTCGGGGCTGTATACCCGATTTCCTTCCACTAGCAAATCCTTGTCTAATTCAACACCGTCTTCGTTCCAATACAGTTGAACAGTAGCCCAAGCAGAAAATTTTGTGAAAGAAAACCACTCCTCTGTAACTGAACAATCCACATAAGCCTGATTCCGTCCATCGTTCTTTGGGCCATAACACCGGTCAAGCATGGCTTTCCAAGTGCTGTAGACAGGACACAGAACTTGTTTTCCGTTATTTCTGCCTGTTACAACATAGTTGGCATCGTTGACACCAACCCCGTAAACAAGTTTGGGAGACTTGAGTTTGTTGAATGCCATTACTTGAGTGCCTTCACAATCTTGTTCCAGTACTTGGCAGTCTTGGGGTTGGTGTTTCCCCGCGGTCCGCCGTTATGAATACGAGCCAACTGCTCCACACTTGCACCTTTGGGAGCGTACCGACACCAATACGCCCACACAATCCGCTCCGAGTACGCCTTGTCCATACAGTCGCGGTACGAGCCACCAATAGACGGGTCGTACTCCACAGCGTCACGCCAATACGAGTACCAAATCTGATACGGGCCAATCGCCTTGCCACCGTCACCAATCAGGTTCTTGCCACGCCCCGATTCCACGGTGTACATGGCATCCAGTAGACGGGCAGTAGGCACAGAGGGCGGAACCGCAAGAGCAGCAGTCGCAATCAAAGTAGAAATCACAGGAGAATCCTTTCACGGCATTCAAGTAGTGCCAAGTCTTTGGCTTTGGCTTCCAGCATGACATCGTATTCACGCACGGTGTCCAACACAGGTATTTCTCCCTTTATGTAGTCCGAGTGGGCTTGAGGACGAGCACCATCACGAGATTCCGAGTAGTGTACTTTAGGAATTTCACAGAAGCCGTCCCAAGTGCTGAATGCCATCTTGGCAGCGTCTTCAAGGGTTTCACGCTGACAGAAGCGGTGGTGGTGCACATCCAACACCAACTTCAAGCGGTCACAACGCGACCACAGGATTTCGTACAGGTCGCTCATGCTCCACATGGACGGCTTGTCGTCGTTCTCCACCGTGAGGCGAGCCTGTACACGGGGCGAACACTCGCGGAACCTGTCCACGAATCGTTTGGCAGCGTCAGTCTTGTCGCCGTAAGTGCCGCCCACATGAATATTGATGGCAAACTCGTCACCGTAACCCAACAGGTCTGCAAGCAGCGAGTGCATCTCCAAACACAGAATACTTTTATCTGCAATGTCGTGGTCAGGCGATGCCAAACAGGTGTACGGACCAGGATGACACGATAGCCGCATCCCCTCGCTCTTGGCGTACTGCCCTGCGGCAGCAAGGTTGGCTGTGACTGCTTCGTGGTGGTGCAGAGACAAATCGTGCAGGGTGTACTTCAGGGTGGGATGGTCCATGAACGGAAACACGCCGCTCCCAATACGGAAGAACCGAATTCCATTTGCGGCATTCCATTGCAGAATAGGCAAAAGGTCTTCGGTATTGCGAACAGCAAGTTCTCCCACCCGCTCCATAGTAAACCTGTCCATACGCAGAGTACGGTCGGTGAAAACCCTGTCCTTTGGCTTGCGTCCGTGTGCAAGCGACAAGTTTTGGCAGGCGTAGCCAAGGTGGCGAATCATGCCTCTACTATACCACAACCTGTGCGGATGTCAACCAGTTATTGGGACTGTTGAATATTATAATTGGTGTTTTGATTTTTTAAATCGTAATAATACGAATCGTCGTCTCCGTTAATCACCCAACGGTCACTGGCGGCTTCGCATCGGAACACTTTATCGTCAACCTTAAAATCTGGATTCTCGGGGAAAGGTTTAGTGACAAAGGACATATGTTTCCAAAATATTCTATTATTTGGTTGTAGCGTGTAGCAGCCGTTATCCAACTGTATCATGTGTAGGCACTTGTATTGTGTTGGTTCGTCACTGTACGGATTGTCGTACCAATCAAAAGTCATCATGTAATTGCCCCACAGTTCTTGTTTGTCTTTAAAAACTGTTTTTACTCTTGATGCTTTCAAATAATCGTAAACAACCGCTGTGCAATTAACAGAAAAGCAGTCCCACAATTGCAGATAATCTAAAGGCATTTGTGGTGCTGTTTCTTTGTGACACAACATGTGAACAGGAACTCTGCTTCGGACAAGCCCATCATCGGTTAGAACATGAAACAGTAGTGCCCTGTCAGGATTTGATTGAGCAGCAAACACAGTAACTTTCACAAATTCACCAATGTGAGCCTTGTGTTGGTACATGTGCTCTTTTCTCATGTAGCAATAAAAATGTGGTATATTTTGGTTTAGCATAAGAGAATCATTCAATCACGAGAGTCTTTGTCTTTCAGGTATGCAGCCAGCAGCACCATGTAGTTTATTACATCCACACAGGTGTCCATGAATGACTCGTCCTGTACATTCATCTTGCCTGCGTGAATAAAAGACGACAGGCGACTCATCTTGTCGGTGAGACGCACCATGAAGCCTTGCTCGGTTTTACAGATGCCCATAGACTCCACGCGGGTAAAGTTGGCAAACGGTTCCACGCCGTCCTTGCCTGCGTAGTCGCGGTTCTTCAGGCTCATCAGGTCACGAGCAGCCTTGCACAGTTCCGCATGAAATGCCAGTAGTTCGTCTCGGGTCATGGGTTTACTCCTGTGCTGCCAAATCCGCCGTTGCGGGTTTCACGATACGGACGGTCTTGCACCCACTGGATATCTGTGGGAACGCACCGCACCAGTTCGCCCTGACACAGCCGCATGTTGTCGGTTATGAGAATCTCTCGTGCACCGCTGCCTGCACTAATGTTGCTTACCATTACAAGCAGTTCGTTGGTGTAATCGTGGTCAATCACACCTTCAGAGTTGGTAAGCACCAGTCCGCTCTTCAAGGCTAGCCCGCTGCGAGCGTGTAGCCGCACAGAGTACCCTGCGGGAATGTCTAGAATCAGCCCTGTGGGAACCAGTACACGCTGACCTGGAAATATCCACACCTTGCGTTCGCAGTTGGTGACATCGACCTTCTTGTTTTCAGGTAGCCCTGATGTGCCTTCGTAGTAGTTGATGTGTTCAGGGTGCAGCCGTGCGTGGATATCAAAACACGCAGAGCCTTCGGTGGCAAACTTGGGCAGCACAGGATTAGTATCGGGTAGGGCGTAAACGCCTAGTCTTTGCACGGTGTCATACATGATGAATCTCCTTTACAGGGAGTGTACACTACACTAAAAGAATGTCAAGCGGACTGTTTGTATATTACTGTTTGGTCTGATTTTTTAATCACTATTCCAAGCCCTTGGTCTTGTTTGTACACATCAGTGTCGGTTGCTTGATTTACGAGTATGCCATTAGGTTTTGGTCGGATAGTAATTTTGTTTGGGCTTTTGATAACCAATTTATTTTTGGTGGTTTTTATCCCCTCGTCAATATTGGCGGTGATTTGAAAAGACGGTTCTTTGATTTTTAATTTGTTGGTCATCGCACCACTTTATCACTAACAACAAAGCGACCAGTAAGCAGTTCGTTCACGGTGGCTCCCTGCATCAAATCAAAACCGTACACCCATGTGCCTACTGGAACTTTACCCATCGTGGTGTAGTCAATGTTTAGGCGAATACCACCTGTAAACACCCCACCAGTTTCTCCGCTGTTCAGGTAGATGCCACCTGTACCTGCAACTCCTTGAGACACCCATGTAATGCCGTTTCGTAGCGTGGCTCCCTCAAGATAGTCTCCAGTAGTTCCACCACCAGTTACGCCACTAACTGTTGCTTCCAAATACTTGTAAATATTTGCCGTGTTAGAACGCACCTGAAACCGTGCGGTGTATCCGCTCAGATTTATAGCGGTTCCATTGGTGTCGTAATACTCCACATGGAAATTAAGTGTCTCGTCCTGCTTGGCGTAGATGTCGTAGTTGGCTGATGGCATTACCGTTTTCTCTCCTTGAAGCGAGTCGCTCTAGGAGGTATGTAGGCAGATTTTTGAGTTTGTTGGGCTTGTGCTTGCTGTTGGGCTTGAGCCTGTGCCTGCATCTGCTGCATTTCAAGCAGTTTTTGCCTGTACGCCTCGTAGTTCTTCTGTACCCGTTCCACTTCTGTGGGTGGCAGGCGACCTTCCTTGAGCAATATTTCACAAGCCTTGTAGCCGCTTGCGTAATCGTGAGTGTAGAACGCTGTAGCCCCTAGTTCATCCAAAGCCATCCACTTGTACACATTGGTGTCTATGAACAAGATGTCCTGCTGTGGATACGGAATTTGGGCGGCTTCCTTGGCAAACATATACGCCGCACGAGGTCTGCCCATCATTCGTAGACTTCGTGCGATGGCATGGAGAGGTTCGGCTCGGCACGGGCGGTAGTCGTATGCGTCCAGCAACTTCTGCTGAATCACGGGCCACTCTTTCTCCTGTGCCATTGTAATCAGGGCTACGCGGAACAGGGAGTAGTAGCACTCCTCTTCCCATCCACCCATCTCTACCCGCTTGTAGTACGCATCAACCGCCTTGTCCCATTGCTGTGAGTCAAAGTACGACTGTGCAAGGTAGAACTGGTATCGTGAATTGGTTGGCTCGGTTTTGAGTGTTTCAAGGAGCATTTCTGCGTCCCTAGAATACTTTTCAACCTGTGTGATATTCACATTTCGTGCACCTAGAGTACGAGCCTCTAGGTGGTAATTGCCGTCAATCTTTTCCTGATGGAGCGGTTGCTTGTCACAATGTGCGTACTCGTGAAGAATACCGATATACTTCCAACCAATACCTGTCTTGAAGATTTGGTTACGCCACCAAATACACTGGTCGCGTCCACACTTCAGAGCGTATCCGTCTGCGGTCATGTTCTTGCCGTTGGGGAACTTGAAATCGCCAACAACCTTGTCGTCTGCATCAATCATCCAAGCGTAGTCAGCCTTGCCATCACAAAGGGCTAGTGCTTCGGTGCGGTTGTGACCGAAACTTACCCACGGCTTTTCAATCAGTTCACCTGGAATTCCCTTTTCGGCAAAGTACTTCTTGACGAGTTCCTGTGTGCCGTCTGTAGAACCTGTGTCCACAATCACCCAATAGTCAATGTGCTTGTGAACAGAGTCCAAGCACTCGTGAATGATGTGGGTTTCGTTTTTGACAATCATAGAGAGACATACTGTAGACATTCACGATTCTCCTTGTACGGTTATTTATGCTGGGCAATCCAGTCTTCAAGCCGAACTTTGGGTTTCCATCCAAGTTCTTTATTTGCATTATCACAGTTCGATAGAGAGTTTCTAACCTCACCTATTCTGGGAGGCAAATGATATAATTCTCCTCCTATCAGTCCTGCCACATCGTTTACTGAATAATTTTTACCACAACCAATATTGTACACTTCTCCCCAACCATTACGACCAAATGGCGGAAGAGTAGAGGCTTTGATGTTTGCATCTACTACATCAGAAACATGAACAAAGTCTCTACGCTGCTCGCCATCACCAACTACTGTAAGAGGACTATTGTGTTTTGCCTGATTCAAAAATATTCCAATCACAGGAGCGTATTGTCCTTTTGATGGTTGCCCTTCACCGTAAACATTAAAATATCGTAGACAGACCGTTTCCACTCCATACAAAGACCAATACAGTTTACACAAATCCTCTCCCATACTTTTTGACAGAGCATAACCGTTCAAACAATTTTTTGGATGTGTCTCGTTTGTTGGGATGCTTTCACACAATCCGTATACAGAAGCACTTGAAGAAAAAATGAACCGTTTGACTCTGTTTTGTTTACAGCATTGCAAAACAGTATTAGTTCCAACTACATTGTTCGTAATAGTGCTAACAGGATTATCAATACACGACTGTATGCTTGATTCTGCTGCCATATGAAAGACAACATCAACCCCATCATATAGATTCACAGTTGATGCAAAATCACAAACATCTAGTTTGAAATTTTCTGCTCCCGTGTTCCATCGTGGAGCAGACCCATTCGTTGATGTTTCATTATCTAAAACCACAACGCGGTTTTCTTCTGAAACTAAACGGTCAACCAAATGGGAACCTATGAATCCTGCTCCACCCGTCACCAGTGCTTTCATGTATATCCTTTAATCTTGTTTGGAAAGAATAAAAATACCACAGCCATTCCACCAACATACTGTCCATCTGCAAAAGAACCAGCGTTCGAACCAATATCAAATATCAAAAAAGAGGTTTCAGTCTCCATGACTCTCTCCATTTAAACGGGATATCCGTGCATATTGCCCATGCTGTTGGGAACGGGGAAGGAACAGTTTCCGATAGGTCTACAGTCACTCCGTAATTGCTGTAAATTCCAGGATAGCACCACAGTATATTTTTGCTAGTAAGCGTACACTTGTCACCATCGTGCCAAAAACAATGGATTCTTTCTTTCAACATCTCTTCAAGTGCGTCCATGTTTTTGGCATGACACCACATGGCAGGATGCTTAAGAAACGAGGGAGCAATTTCGTATTGTGGAACATCGTGTCCCAAACACCACTTGCAAGTTCTAGAGTCGTACCATACATCAATCTCTACATCAAACCCTTCAGAGATTGCTGCGTTGATGTAGTCGGGGTGATTTTCCTTTTCAGGAATCTTTCCGTTCAGATTTCCTCTGTGTGCTATAAGTCTCATGGTTTACTTCCACACCAAACCAAACCGATTGGGAACATACTGTTGGCAGTACTCGTATCTTGGAGATATTGAAGACCCCTTGGATTTCAAGAATTTTAGTACTGTATCGTGGTAATATTCAAAACACTTTTCGGGATAGTGCTTGCTTTCGTATGCCTGTTGTGCCCGCTGACCCACCTCTTTGTATCTCTCGTTTTCAAGCAGATACAGTATCTTTTCCTCTAAATCCGAGAAATCGTCCTTCATAATCTCGTATTCGGTAAACGGCATCGCTCCGTCCTGAACAGACAGCGACTTCATTTTTGGCATAAGAATAGCAGTTCCAACGCTGGCAAGTTCCCATATTCTGTGAGAGTCGTATGAATTTCCAAAGTAGTGCAATCCCACTTTGCTCATGTTGACTATTTCTTTGAAATTCTTTGTTTTCTCACCAAACAGGTTTTTGTCGTACCACGGCAGAGGGGTGTTTGGATGTGGCTCAACATTAACATACCAATTCAGATGTTTCAGATTTCCTGTCATAAGTTCTTTCAACTTGTGAACAAACGGAATCCTACGAGAGTTAGTCATGTTGGCTATAAATGAAACATCATACGGACGCTCGTTGATGCCTTCCATTTTTGCACTGGGCCAAGGAAAGTGAAACGGGGCTACAGCACACGGTCTAGGATTTTTTGTATCAACGGTATACTCTCTCTGCATCACCAAATCTGGTGGTCTGTTGCTCCACACTTGGACATCTTCAAAGTCTGTATCGTCGTGCTGAATAAGCACAGAGTCTCTACAGAAGTTACTGATGATATAATCCGTGACTGGAATTGTTTGAGGGTAGTGGAGATACAGAACAACAGCACGATACTTGCAATCAATTCCACGATTGATAAACTCTATGATGTTTGTTTCGTCCACCATATCACAATCGTAACCACGCTTTGAAAAGCAATCAAAAATATAAGTGGAATTTGGAATTCCGTGATGGTTCAAAAATAAGAAGTCTTTTGTTTTCATTTTATTGGTTTCCGTAGAATGCACTAAACACAGTTTTGTATTCCTGTTCGGTCATATACCACGGATGAAACTCTGGTTGGAAATCCCAATTTAAGTTGTGTGCGTGTAGAGTTGACCGAGTATTCATAATGTAAAAATTGTTCACGATAGCAGCCCACACAAGTTCTATAGGAAAAGTGGTGTAGTTTTGTAGTGTTATCTCTTTTGCGAGATACTGATGAATCAAACTAATCATCCACACTTGTTCACTACCATAACTTTCCGTCTTGTACTCATGTGTATCTATGCTGTCCATTCCTGTTGCTTGCTTATAAAGAGATTTTGCTGTATTTAAAATTCCTGCCCATTTTTGGAGGTCTGTTTTCTTTCCAATTTGCAACCAATCAGATACTCTAAAAAATGATGTTTGTGAATCTGTTTTTTGAGGATGGATGGTCATCATGTTTCCAGCAATCACCCTGTTTTCAAACACTCTCATAAGACTATTATTCTGTTGTGGAATGGTGTCCCACAAACCAAATGGATTTTGCAAAACATCAAAGTCTGCTCGGCATACCATTACCAAATCACCGCTACAATGCTTCAGTCCCTCTTTGTAGGACACCAGTTGTCTGTTGAATGATTGTATGAATCCTAACCCAGGGTCGTCCACGAAAACAACCTTGTCTATTAACTTTTCCAATCCCTGTATGTGTTGCTCCTGACCTTTCCATGTGCAAACCACAAGTTCTCCATCAAACCACTTTCTCATGTTTGGTATGGTTTGTGTTATGAATGGAGTAGGACGCTTATCAAACGCAATACCACCGCGAATTAGAACTGTATTTCCTGATGTGTTCATTTTTCGGTCTGCTGTAGAAATAACATATTCAAACATACTTTTTGCCTGCACATATGAGCAGATTGTGGATTGGGTTCAAACGCATGAACCCGTGCTGTTGGAAAAATGTGCATGAACTCCAAACTCTGATTTAAATGCCACGAACCAATATCCAAAATGGTATTGATTTTTGAAAAATCAACCAAATCCAAAATATGTAACAGTCTTTGTGCCACAAGACCATTGTAACTCATGGCTTCTGCGAACTTGGAATTTATTTCTTTATAGCCCATACTTGCTCCATTCTATACTTCCAAACCCTGCATCGGTTATCACATTAACTGACTTGGCTCGGTCTTCGTCTTGCTGATTCAGTTTATCGTTTATAAGCACCCTACAACCACTAGTCATTCCCATGAGCAAAACATCCCAACACAGTCCAAGACTGTTTAGATGCTCTTCCGTCATCTTTCTGGCAGACTCTTTACGAGCAGTACACAAAACAATCCTATGACCCTGTGAGTCCCACTCATTGATTTTCTTGATTACATCAGGAAGTGCTATTGGCTCGTTGTTAATCAAGTCACTAAATCTATGGATGTGTTTCAAAATAGTTCCGTCAATGTCGCAGAAGATGGTCTTTGGCTTTTCTGTGTAGAATTCTTTTAGTTTTCCAAGATACAGAGACAGGTCTTTTGGTGTTCCCAACGCAATGAACTGATTACTTGGAATTCTAATGCCAGCAATCTTCATTCCGTCTTGTATCATGTAGTTGTAGGTTTCCGAGATGTAGCACTCCTTTTTTCCCTCTGCCTCAAAGGTTTCCATCAGCCTGTCAGCAGAACGAACAAAATCTGAACCTCTTCTCCAATAGTGAAGTCCAACAAGTCCGTCTGTGCTTATCACTTTCTTTTCCACAACATCCGTGACTATACCATTATCATCAACCTTTGCAAAACTGTTCTTTGGGTCTGTAGAGAAAAACAAAAGAATAGACCCATCAAGACCCGTTTTTCGGGTGGACTCCAAGAAAGCATCAGAGTTCCACTTTAGAATTTGGTCACAATTAGTGATGATGAGTTCGTCATCGTTGTTGATAAGTGTACGAGCAAACATGGCAGTTTCGGCTGCTCCTCGTGTTGGCTTGTCTATTCTGATTTCCACAGAATTAGGCTTCAACTTCTTTAGTAGCCTGCTCAACTCTTCGTTGTGCTTTTCATCATCAAACTTTCTAGTGATGAAAATGTAGTCTCCATCAATGTTCAAGGAGGTGACAGAGTGCTCAACCAAAGTCATGTCATTAACCTTGATTAGTGGTTTAGGAATATCATAACCATCAACCTTGAAACGAGAACCCATACCAGCCATAGGCATGACTATTTTCATATCACTCTCCTTGTCTTGCTACTGAATACTTATCACCTATCACGGACGGAACCTTGACACAAAGAACTGTGCAGTCTTCCAAGAACTCTGGAAGAGCAGGCTCATTTGGTTCTATTATGAATATGTCTCCTTCAACTATCGTAGTGTGGTTCAGGGCCATCTTGCCCTTCAGAAGAACATTGTATTCGGTTGCTATCTTGTGATAGTGTTCTGCCCACACCTCTCCCTTTTTATGGGTAAGAACACCAATCTCAAACCCCTTTGTTCGAAGAATGGACGGTTCAAAATCTCCAATCAACCAACCACGAGTCATGTCTTGTAGTTTTAGGAGTTTCATTTTGCAGCCTCTCTGAAACGAGATATGAGATTGGTGGTAGAAAAATCTTCTACCTTTGGGAAGAATACCACATCAGAGCAGTGTTGTCTACCCACAACTGTCTTGTTTTTATATTCTTCTCCAATCACCATGACTTTGGGCG